CAGGCTTAGGCGTCACCGGCTCCGGTTCAGGAGCTTTTTCTTCTTTTTGATTAGCTTTGATAGCATCCTTATACGTACCCAGAAGTGCTTGCGCTTTGCCGCCAGATGCTCCAGGACCATCACCGAAGTCATGGTTTTCCGCATAATCCACGATTTCTTGTTTGCTAAATCCACCTTGCTCATGCATTCGCTTCATATCCTGAGCACTTAGGCGATCTGTACCTTTCTTTGCACCGGCACCACCGGCAGCGAGGTCAAAGTTTTCAATCTTTTTAACGGTGTATGGATTGTTGTCTTGTCCTGGATAGTCCTTATTAGGAGCACCCATATCCGTAGGTTCGCCACCGGAATAATATTGCTGTCCTTTTTGATATTGTCCACCTTTAGATTTAGCAGCAGCGTCCTTTACAGACTCACTAGCTTCAGCTGCAACAGGCGTATCAGCTTCTAAAGCTTCGCCAGCCATACGTTGCTCACGACGAGCATCTTTAAATTCTTGCTTCGTATTTTTACTCTTATATTTATCGCTCATATCGGCATAATTGTTGCCAACCAGATTCTTAGCCATTTTGACTACAATTCAAAACTGTCTTTATTGTAATCAATTTGCAAACTTCCTCGTCTTAAGAGTCCTCCGATAGTAAGGACCATTGAATCCACAGTATCATCGTGTTGACTATGTCCGAAGTTTAATAGCTCTTCTTCAAGTACTGTCCACTTACGCCACTTATTCCATACAACCCGTCTACCTTCGTACAGACCCAATACGCCTCTCAAGCGTGCAAGTTTGTCGCCTTTAAATCCCTTGACTGGGCTTACAGTAAGGTTATACAGAGCACGGTTCTCGTGCATAATTCGTCTAAAGTCACCCTCAAAAGATGTTTGGTAAGCCACTGCTTCAGGCCAAACCATACACGGTGACATTGTTGGAAAGAACTGACCTTCGTCGTTTTCCATAAGGATGTTCCAATCAGCCAGCATTTCACAAAGAGTGTCCATCTTCTTGATGTTGCCCATTGTGCGTTCTCGCCTTTGGTCAATCAGGTAAATCTTGCCGTCTTTAATTCCTCCGAGTGTGAATACTGTCCAGTCATTCTTCTGTGAAAGTCCAGCACTGAGGTCAATACCTACTCCAAGGCAATCGTATTCATCAGGCACTTCACCATGAACAATCAGCTCTGGTGAGATACCGACGTCTGTATTGCGGACAGCTGTGTTTAGATACTGGTACGCAAAGGCGACACGGTCTTCCTGCTTACGTTCGTTCAGGTATTTCATTGACCAGAACTCAGGCCAGTACGACGTTTGCCTACCATCTGCATCAGTCTTTACCGCTTGCTGAACAATCTGCTTCCAATTGTTCTTAGGCACGAAAAGGGTTTGGTGGATATCGTCAAAGTGAAACCTCGTCCCAAGACAGATTGCCCTAGCGCCCTGGAACATGGTAGGAGCGATAACGTTAGACCACGTTGATTCCATCTCTCGCCTAATATCCGGATTGTTGATGGATGCAGCTGACTTGATAGGGTCATCAATAAGAACAAGTTGGGATCGCTTCGAGGTAATAGCACCTTTGAGACCACCACATGCAATAGTGAACGCTTCCTCACCAGCAGTGTCAATTCCTGCGAAGTCGTAGTCGATCGACCAGTATTCGTCGGAACGTTTGATCTTCGATAGTCGAACCATAGGAAAGACCTCACGATATTTTGGAGATGTGAGGATACCTTTGATAGTTGCTGATTTTGCACGACTAATGTCCACCATATAAGCGATGTACAGAATTCGCAGCATTTTCTTGGCAGCTGCATGTCGTCCAATCATCCAAGCAGCAAACAAACCAAGGACAGTGCTTTTCGCAGATCCGCGAGGTGCAAGTATCGATGTATTTGGTCCGCTGACGCCTATTAGACATTCGCTATCTTCTCCTGTGCATAATTGGTTGTGCCACTCCATCATGTGCTTTGCAGGTTTTTTACCCATAAAGCAACAAAAATCGTAGAAACTATCCCTTGCTCTTAGTACCTCTTCGGAAGGTGGTTTAGTTGTCACCTTCGTAGCGGTCATCAATGCCGCTCTCTTAAATGCTAACGAGGAACTTGCAATAGCCATATTGATACTTTTTTATTAGTGTAACTATTACAGTCTGCCCTCTGCGTAGCGTTGTGCAAAACGTTCTTCTGCTCTAGCTTTAGCACGCATAATCATCGCACGCCTTCTATCTTCCTCGTAAGCAATACCAATAGCTGCTGCAATTCGAGCTGCTTCTTGTGCTCGGCTCATCATAAAAAACTGCTCAACGCTGACACCAGGAATAGATGGCAGTCGTACCAGCATTGTGCCCTGTGAACGGAGTGTGCGTACATCCAATCCTGGAATTTCTCCTGGAAGTTCTGGCAGATCTAGATCAAGCATTGCTCAACTCGCTATACACTTTTGCCCATACTGCATTTATAGCATTTTCAATGGGCTCAGCAAACTGAGGATCATCTTTAAAGATTGCAGTAATTTCTCGCATCACTCGGTCTGCACCTGCAAGTACCAATCCCCGCTTATCCGTGGATCGGTTCATTCGTTCAGATGTTTCAATATGCGATCTAAGCTCTTTCTCCAATGCAGCCAAGCGTGCGGCTCCATTATCGCCCTTGATTTCACCTGAGGTAATCGCCATTCTAAGCTCTTGTATATCGGCGTGAAGAGCAGCAATCTCGCTATTAAGTATTTCACGGCGGTTTAATTTTTTGTACTTCATTTTCACCCACCTATTTAGGTCAGTGAATGTGCCTGGATATCCGACGATTCCTGCATATACCCAAATCTCAATAATGGAGGGAGTTACCTCAGCAAATTCTCTGAAGTCTTCTGAGTCGGAAGCAGGGATGGTATCCAACCACTGCTCGACATAGTTCAGATATACTTTACCGCTTTTGTCTGACTTGACTGTCATCAGAATGCCCTCGCAGTACCACGTGCATAGCTGTGCATTGAGGCACGTTCTTTAGCTTTCAAACGTTGCTCATTATCTTGTGTCTTCCGCGTTTGATCACCAGTAGTTTTGGTGTTATCAATTGTGCCCTGTGCATTTACTTTGGCTACATCAACAGTTTTATCTGCTCCATACTTGGATGCATCAGCTGCTGCTGTAGCCTTAAACTTATCACCTTCTAACTGAGTTTTAGCTACATCTTTACTAGCACCTGCTTGTGTTTCTGCAACTGTTGTACTTGCACCAGCCTGTGTTTTAGCTACATCTTTACTGGCACCTGCTTGTGTTTCTGCAACTGTAGTGTCAGCGCCAGCACGTGTTGTGGCTACGTCTGTCGATGCTTTAGCTTGTGTTTTTGCAACATCTCTTGATGCGTCAGCTTGTGTAGAAGCAACTGTGGTGTCAGCTCCTGCGCGAATATCTGCAACTCCCAGTGCTGATTCTTTACCAATATTTGCTACATCCTTGGCTGATTCCTTTTGCAATCCTGCAACTCCTAATGCTGATTCTTTCTGCAGTCCTGCAACACCTAACGCAGATTTCATTCCGATATTTGCAACTCCGAGATTAGACTCTTTGTTGATATTTGCTATATCACGTTGAGAGTCATACAGTCCTCTAGCGATTCTTTCTTTTGACACATTATTTTGAGCGTCATTTAAACGTGTTTGTTCACCCTGAACGATATTAAGAAGTCTATCTTGCGTACCTTGCTCTCTTTGCCCAAGCCGGCTCTGCTCACCCTGAGCACTAAGCATTCCTATATCACGGTCGTATTGAGCATTAGAGAAAGTATTCTGATATTGGAATTGCGCATCCATCTGCTGCATTCCGTAGTTAAACTCATCTTTCATAAGAGCAGCTTGGTTACGCTGTTCAAGATTTGCCTGAGTTTTCATATTTCTCTGAGCGATCCCTGCATTAAATGCGCCTAGCTGCTGAGCCAATTGAGTGTCCAGTGCGGACTGAATCATATTGCCTTGAAACGCACCCTTCATTAGTGCTTGCTCACTTCCAGATTCTGGCGTCGAACTATAAAAGTCCTCCATTACACCCCTAAAGTTAAACATTCCAAGATCAGCCTGGTCCTTCTTGTCGTCTTCTTTTGCCATTACTTAGATAATGCGCTAATAGTCCTATTCTACATTTTACTTACAATATAGTTATTGCATCTTTTGTGATATGTTTAATAGTATCGGCAGGTCAAGTAATTTCGCGCAAGCTGGTAAATCTGCTGCAGACGATATGGTCCGTAGCTTTGCTGCTGCTAGGCGTAATGCACCTGACTACGGCAAGATTGCGGAAACAGCGGCAACTATTCGTTCTAAAGAAAAACAAGCTGCTATGAAAGCACAGGCAGCTGTTACTAAGACAGGTATTCAAGCCGCTGGTGATGTTAAGTCTTTTAAAACTAAAGCTAAGGCTGAAGGTGAACTTAAAAGTGCTAAACGAAAAGCTGGTGCGTTAGCTACTGCCGGAAAAATGTTTGGTACGGCTGGTTCATTCGCTGGTGAAAAGCGTACAAAACGTGAGGTTGGATCTGAAGATAGTTGGTACGACTCACGTATTGAAGACCTGGAAAATTCAGCTACAGAACTTAGGGACAAATATGGAAATAATGGAACTACTACTGAAACTACTGACACCACTACTTCTACTGGGAACACAGGAGGTAATGAGCCTGGGAAAGTATCTAGCACCACTGGTAACAGTGGTCAATCTTTAGCTCAGTCTTATGGTAAAAATTGGTATGCACTTCAGACTGTCATTCGAAAGGTTGAAGGTACAAAGGGAGAGAAAGGATATAACACTCGCTTTGGTGGACATCAATTTGAAGGTTTTGAAGCGCATCCCAACATTGCTGCGCCCACTCCTTGGGGAACTCAATCTGAAGCGGCTGGTGCTTTCCAGTTTATGAAACCTACATGGGATCGTGCGGCAAAGGATCTTGGTCTTACTGACTTTACTCCTAAGAGTCAGCAAGAAGCTGGACGTTACTTGACACAAGGACGTGGTGTTAATCCTGATGGTGATCTCAGTGATTTCAATGCGTTCGCTAGCAGCATTTCTAAGCTTTCACCAGAGTGGGCTGGCTTACCTAACTCAACTAATGGCCGTAGTGGCTATCACGGTCAAGCAAATGCAGATATGAAAGAACTGCATCAGCTATATCTGCAAACTCTTAACGGTTTATAGAGCGAAGGCTGCACCAAGTGATGCTAGTCCTGCAGCCAAGTTCTGCATCATTGCCTGGCGATCCTTACGGTCAAGGCGTTCCATACGCTCGTTATATTCCAGATCAGTTCTACGGTCACGCATCTTTTGATACTGCAATTCAGCGGCACGAGCATCTTTCTCGTCTGCCATCTTCAAATATAACGGCGCCATCGAGCGTTCAAATGCCGTATCATCCGCTTTTTTTGTATTCCCTTCTTGTATCTGTCTTACAGCAGAAACAACTGCCCCTTTAGTTGTATTTTTAGGATCGATTCCCTTAGCTATCAGCTCAGTAGTATATCCACTATTCTTAACTGCCGTTTCCCCTGCCTTACGCTCTTGGGTATTCTGATATTTATCGTAGGCGGCATTAAGCTCAGCTGTACTACGGCCAGCAAGGAAGTCGCCAAAACCAGCTTTTATTTTTCCATCTACTACGCTCGGCGTGCGACCCTCGATGACACTTTCGGAATCTTGCCCGAAGAATCCCATTACATCGTCGTACCAATTTCTTTCGGCCATAATTAACGATTAAATCCTTTTTCTATTTTACACAGACACTAAAGCGTTCTTTGCTTCAAGACGAGTGACACGTGCCTGAAGCTCTTGATTAGCTCGCACAAGAATTGAAATCAACTCAATGGGATCAATGCACAACTTGTTTGTAGTGCCATCAACATAAGTAGCATCAGGCATTACCTTTTGATATTCCTGTGCAATAAAGCCATAATGCATACGCTCAGGATGTGCGCTGTACTCTTCTTTGTAGAAGAAGGTCACAGGACGCAATTCGCGCAGGATGTCGCAGGCATATTCCAGCTCATCAATTGTGTGCTTTGTCTCTTCATCTGAAAGCAAACCAATTCCAGCAGAAGCAATGCTACCAATAGCACTAAACATCCCAGCCTTTTTAGTAGCGCTTGCTTGAGCTCGCATAGCTTCAGCTTGTGCTTCAGCAGCCTCCACCTGTCCCGCTGCACTGATACCAGCTTGTGTCATTGTTGCTTCTGCATTCATTGCAGCTACACGTTCTTCTGCACGGTTTGT